GGAGGATAAACGATCGGACGGTGAAATCGTCTACTTTTAGTAGGTTCCCGCCCCCTCCATCAGCTAACTTGCCTGCGACTCTCTTTGAAAGATTTATGCGGTTCACTGTGTGACGAGCAAGTTGACGAATCAGTGGGTGTGTTTCATACCACACTTGTGCCTTTACACCATTGGAGATATCAATCAAGCTATCTAGGATGAAGAATCCTCGCTTGTGTCCAATGGCATTCATTCCGGATGCCTCTCCGATCCTGTGTATGTCACGTGCACGAACCACTGAGTAGTCTCGCTTTTTGCACGGTGGAAGAATCTCTGCGAACTTTTCACTAAAGACTCCCCTGGGACCGAAAAATGACTTGGTTTTGTTGGATACTAGACCTACCCTTCTGATAGCGCCTTCGTACCTGGTTGCTCGATGTCGGGACCAATAACCCAACAAGTCATCACCATTAACAGCAAATGAGCTCTGTTTGGCTCCGATGGTGTATGCACAAAAGTTGTTCAGCATTGACAGAACTGTCCAAGATGGACCTAGTCCCATGAATCCCCCGCAAGTAGCCACCTGTGGTGGTCTAGTTGGAGTATAGACAATTTTTCCCTCTTCCGTAATGGTAGAGGCGTGAATCATATTCTGACCACAGATCCCAGACACTGCATCGACTAGAAAGTCGGGTGCATGTGCTGCTTTCAACATGGTTCGAAGGACGAAGTTCATTGTCCGGATGGATATATGATCTGTCGCTTTGGACAGATCTGCTGAATAACACTGGGCTGTGCCCAGTTTAGCATCATCAGAGTCAGCTCTTAGAGTGATCTTGGTGTTACGTAACATGTCCCGGTTTGGAATCATATTCCGCAGTCTGCTCAACAGAAAAGCGTTAATTGCCTTCGCGGCAAGTTTCTGTGGAGACTCATGGATAGTTGCCATACGGATCTTACCTTTATCTTCAACCGGAAGTAGTCGAATGTTGGAGAACCTCCCATTGTCATAGTCTTTCGAGACTTGTTTACACGCACTGAATGCGATGGCAAGGGGAGAGTTCGCTAAGGTGATGGTGTCAAAAACTAACGGCATCCGCCGAAGGTTTATTTCTGTCGTCCTGAGGAATTTCCTCAGTGTACCCTGGGCATACTTGCCTGGGCTCCAGAATTGAATGTCACTCTTAAGCTCTCCAAGTTCCTCCTGTTCGGGAGTCGGTTGAGGTAGATCTGTGGTACCTGGATAGGGTGTGTCTATGCTTTTGGCATTCCAATCTTTCCCTTGTAACTTCCATGCACGTCTGATCATTAGTGTTACTGCAATGTGATAAAGTTGGAACTCGCGTTCGCTGGCGGCTTTCAGGTTTTCTAGTTGGTAGTTGATGTAGGCTAAATCACCTCCTCTCCTTCGGGGGAAGTTAATTGAGGCGTTTGTAGTTGCTACAGGAAGGTTTGTATAGGTCGACTTGTGTGTGTGTGTTTGGACTTCTTTGCGTATGAACGCTACTAGGTGTTCCTTAGTAGGAGAGAGGATCTCTCTTTTCTGCTCTGTGAGCCTTACGAAACATTCGTTCATCGCCTCGATTTTCTTTTCGAGAGGGACTTTCATTTTGATTGCCCTGTCCAAGCCACTCGCCAGAAATAAGTTTACTGGTGCGACTCCTCTTCCGTAGCC